ATCGACGTGACACCGCCCGCACCTGCTGGTCCAGGTGGGCCTGGAGGACCTGGCGGTCCAGGTGGGCCCGGGATACCCGCCTGCACGAGGATAGCATTCTGAGCTGCAGGGCCGGTCGGCGAGAAGCCATCGACGCGCACTGACCAGACCTTGAAAGAAGTCGAACCACGCCACACGTCAAAGCCGTCCTTGGTCGTCTCATCCTGAACAAGCGCGCCATCGCCCAGGGGCCACATCTGAATGAAGCGGTCGCCCGAAGGATAGGTCAACAGGGAATTGATGTTGAAGACTTTCAGCACTGCCTCGAGCGCAGCCACCACATCCGCCTTGACACCCCAGACCGTCACAGTCAGCTTGCGGAAATCGTGGCGCACGCCCCCGGTCAGGCGTTCATTGGGAATAGGACCTTGCTCGCAAGCCAGGTGCGCATAGGGGAAGGGGTGGGCCCCTTTCAGCCGGCCCGCCTGGGGCGGCTCTTTCACCAGCGCGGGCAAACCGGCCGAGTCGGCCAGCCAGAGATTCCGAGCCGCTTCCAACGTATCTTCATCAACACAGACCGTGCTCGCCATTGCTTACTTGTAGCTCCGCACTCGGACTTCGCCGCGGGCGCCAGCGCCGCCGGCACCGCCCGTACTCGTACCGCCGCCGCCGCCGCCACCCCCGCCGCCCGGTGCGGCCCCTGCGCCACCCGCGCCGCCGGTGCCGCCCGTGTTGCCGCCCCCGCCGCCGCCGCCGGTGCCACAGAGAATCTGTGTGCCTGCCGTGCCGCCCGTGCCGGTGCCGCCGCCGGTGCCACCGCCCGCGCCACCGCCCCCCGTACCCGCTCCGCCGGAAGCGCCCGTGCCACCGCCAGCCCCACCGGCTCGTTGGACATTGGAGGCATCAACGCCGCCACCGTTGCCACCACCGCCGCCACTCCAGATGGAGACGCCGCCCGCGGTGCCCGTGGCGGACTGAGCCGCCGTCGCACCGCCGCCGCTGGCGCCGCCCCATTCGGCCGGTTGCCCCGCCGCACCGTTGGGACCTGAGGCGCCAGCGCTGCCGGTGCCGGTAGCTGAGTTACTATTCTGAGGTAGTCCACCGATGTTATTAGCACTGCCTGAGGCGCCCGCCGACAGGCCGCCGCCACCCCCGCCGCCAGCGGTCGCGGAGACACTGGCAGCTGGCGTGCTGCCCCCATTGCCGCCGCCACCGCCATAGGCATAAACCTTCGTGCCGAACGAACTGGTGCCACCACTGGTCCCGGCCGTGCCGGCAGCATTGGTGCCGCCACCGCCGGCGCTGTTGGCCGTACTCGCCACGGTAACGGCTTCCGTGGCGCCCAGGTCGGCGGCGTTGAAGAGCATGCGTGTACGGGCCCCACCGCCGCCGCCACCCCCGCCTTGACGGACGTTGGTTGTGGTGGCGCTCCCGGCGCCGCCGCCTCCTTGGCCGCCGCCGCCGATGACATCGACGAGGACGAGAACGGCCCCTGCGGGCTTCGTCCAGGTTCCGTTGGCGGTGAAGGTCTGGTCATCGAAGAGCGAGAGACCCGAACTGGACAGTCCTTCGGAGTAAAGCTGGGTGGCCGAAACGCCGTGGAAACAAGCCGTCTTGCCCGCCGGCAGACTATAGGCCGCGTTGGTTCCCAGGGCGTCGATCTGGGCGCCGCTAGGAGGGTAGACCGAAAGCGTATTGGCCCCAGCATTGGCCACACAGATGACCTTGCCGAAGGGGCTGACTGGTGTCGGCAACACAACACCCGTGCTCGCCGCGACCGTCGTGACCTCGTTGAACTCCGCGGTGAGCGCCAGGGCCGTGCCCTGGCTATTGCCCGTGGCCGTTAGTCCCGTGGACTCGGTCTGATTGGCAATCTGTGCCCGGGTGATCTGGTAGTCCGTACCACCCTGCACGCCGTAAAACGCCGTGGCGTCGGTCATCGATGGCAAGGCGGCCATATCGACAATGCGTTTATCGGACATGGGCAAGGCCTCTAGTATGCTGAGGACGGGGCCAAGACGACCAGGCGAGCATTACTCTTCGAAAGTGATATGCCCGCTGAAGTTGACATTGTTGGGGCTGGTGAGGCGCACCGAGAACCCCTTGGCACCAGGGATGATGTAGGGTGATAGGGCCGGGATCAGGACGTGATAGAGCCCATCAAACTGGGGCACGTCAATGGTGCGATAGACCGTGATGACGGTCGGCTCGGCGGTCCAGTTTTTGGCCGCCGTGGTCTGCACGGTTTCGTCGCGGCCCTGGTCGCGTTTGGTCGGTGTCACCGAGGTACTATTGGTGCCTGGCGCATTGGTGGCGAAGGTGTTGAAGCACAACTCCGCGATAGCCGGCGCATTGGAACTGGTGGCGCCATCGAAGCTGATGCTGACCTCGGACACCTTCAGCGCAATGTTGGAGGGAGCCAGGATACCCATCGCTGTCTTTGCCGTGGCGGCAACCAGAGCGACGGTGTTGACGTTGATGTCACAAACATTGGCGGCCATGAGCGACTCCTTGAGTAGATACCGACTTGCTGGGTCGGCTTAGTTGTAGGACCAGTAGAAGAACACACGATCAGCGATGTTTTGCACGTCGGTGGGGGTTAGGATACCGGACCAGATGGCGGCCTCGCACCACGACAGGGAATGAGCCAGGCGATTGGGATCGGCATTGTTATAAGTGCCGCCGATGGCCAGACCGCCCGAGGCATCCAGGCCCAACTGGCTAAAGCTGGTACCCGAGGTGACCTGGCCGCCGTTGTTGCTGACATTAGCCTGACAGAGGTAATAGTTGGTCAGGCCGCTGTTGGTGCCGTCGTAGGTCACGATGATCGCGGCGTCCTGGGGCCCGACAATGCCGCTGTTTTCATTGGAACCGGCTCCGTCCTTGATACCGACGACCGTTGTCGTGGGCCCGCCACCGTCATCCAGGTTGCCGTTGGTGCCATAGCCGAAGGCCAAGCCGTTGGAACCTGGCGTGCCATCGTCGAAGAAGGCCATGGGCGCCACCGCGGCCCGCACCATCGCGGCATAACTCCACTGGCCCGTCCGCGTGAAGAAGTTGAAATTACCCTGGAAAATGCCGCGCCAGTCGCTGCCCGCCTGAATGTCGGGCTTGCCGGTCCCCGTGGCGTGCAGCTGGAAGTTCGTCACCTGACTGATGGTGTCGGGCGGCACATGCAGGGGCGTCAGGTTGTTGTTGCCAATGAGGTCGCCCCACATCACCACCGGGTCACCATCGCCTGAGGGCGTCAGGGGCGAGAGATTCTTGTAAGCCCTCGCGTCCGCTGAGACATGCCAGACCATCGTGGCCGAAGTGCCAACGCTGAAACCGCCGATGGATTCGCGGATGTGGCGGTTGACGTACAGGTCGCCGGCATAGGGCACCGGCTCGACAGGTAGGACGATCTTGGGCCGAAAGAACCCGACAGAGCCGAGGGGGCGCTGCGTGCTGATGTGAATGACGCGGCCGGGCCAGGAGGGCATTTCCTCAGCGAAGACCGTCTGCAGCACCGTAGAACGCGGTGCCGGTACACTGGCCGTCAGGCCGCGCGGCAGCCGCAGAATCACGTCGCCTTGATAGGGTGGTAGTGGCTCGACCCAGACGAACGAGCCTGGGCGCGGCAAGCCGTTGACCATGTCCATGCAGACGACATCGAGGAAGTCGATACCGTTGGACAAGAGCAAGCGACTGGCGCCATCGGAGAGCAACAGGCGGCAAATTTGCGCTCCGGCCGGATCGCCAACAAAAGTGAGGGATCGACGGGTCAAGCCAATCCCCTTTAATCACGGACAAGGCGATAAGAAACGTGGCCTGATACCTGCACGGCACCGGAGAGGTTCAACGTCAAATCGTTGCCCGGTGTGATGGTATCAAAGTAAGGCGTTGGCTGACCGTTGAAGCCGCAGGCGCTGACGGGCAACACGAGGCCGGATTGCGCCGCCAGGGGATAGGGGCCGGTGAGTTCGGTTCCACCCGGACCATCGGTCAGCTTGACGTTCACGGTACCCGCGGCGATCAGAGACAGCGAGAGAACCTGGAAGCGGCAGCCCGGGATGCCGGCCACTAGCTGCGTGTTTCCTGAGATGGCCGTGTCGATGGCGACAAATTGCGTCTTCATTTTTAGCCGCCTTCCGCCAAGGCCTTAGTTTGGTGGATGAACTTATCCAGCGTCGCCAGCAACCAGGGCCGGCGCTGCAGGTGCTTGGTGCCCTTTTCGAGGTAGGCCCCATACTTCGCGTTCGTGCTCATCCCGACGCGGGCCGTCAGAGCCGGTTCGTCCAACTCGTACAGCACATTGCGCTGGAGGTAGCCAGTGCGCTTGCGCGGCGGTTCGCCGGGTCGGCTGGGCATCTTATAGGGCCGAGGATTGGAGACGTTGAGCGCCTCCAGGAGCTTGGTGTGGTAGTAGACCACGGCCCGCTGTAAGGCCTGCCAGCTAGCGGCGAGCACTTGTTTTTGTGCCTGCGGGCCGTTCCACGACAGTTTCGCCTGGATCATGCTGCTCGACCTCGGCTCGCTCCAGGGCTTGCGCCGCCAGTTCGTGGATGGCGTCGAGCTTGCCGCGGAGTGACTCCCGACACTCGTTGCGACCAATCGGCCGCGCGAAGTCCCGAATGGCAGCTAGCGCAGCCGCGGCGAGATCATAACGAACCCGGACGTAGAGAGTCGGCAGGCGGGCCATGTGTCGTCCTCGCTGCGGGCGACGTGACAGCGAGGGTAGCGGGAAGAATTGCGCGCGGGCTACCTAGCCGACCTTGTGAGCGCAGCGCAGGAGAGGCAATTCGTCGATCCGACGGGCGCGCTCATAGGTGAGGATGTCCATGTACAGGTTCTGGGCCGGCCAATACACCCGGTCATCGTTGGTAACGGCGATTTCCTTCTCGACCGTAATGTCAAAACCGTCGTTAAAACCGCGGATAGCCCGCTCGTCCACGATATCAGAGCGGAACGGTTGCACGCGGCATTTCAGCCCGCTGTAAAGGACCATGCCTCCCAGCGGTCCCGCTCCGGTCGGGAAAGCCTTCACGGCGGCACCGGCCGCATCGTAGCTGATAGCGGGCCGTTCGATGTGGATGCTATCTTGCAGGTCCAAGGCCAAGGTCAGATCGCGTGTGATCAAGCGCCAGGTCTGGCGGAATTTGCCCAGCTGAACCTCCAGGACGGTGAAACGCCGTCGTTCCGAAGGAATCACCACATCGCCCGGCTTGATGACCTGGCCCGTCGCCAGAAAGCGCTGCGGCACCAGCCAGACGACATCCTGCAGCGTATAGACGCCGCCGGATTCCTTCAGCTCGCGCTGCGTGAGGTTGCGGCGCTTGGTCCAGTTGACGTGACTGACGTAGTTCGCGCTGGGGGCAGCGGCCGGGTCGGGGAGGTTGGTCGGCTGGCCCTCGCGCAACAGGCCATCGCCTTCAGGCGGAGGCAGAGACAGACGCGCCGTCTCCAAGTCGATGCCCTCGACGTTATCCCAACTCAGGCAGTCGTCGGCGTAATCCAGATTCATGGCATGTCTCTTATCCGAAGGTCTGGACCTCAGTGATCAGGAACGGCACCACGAACGGTTCGCCGGAGACCGGCGTGAAATGCACATCGACTTGCCATTTGCGGGGCAGCGGTGGTTGCCAGGGCGGCGCGGGAGCGCCGGTCAGTTGCGTCGCCGAGAAGTCTGCAGCGGGAATCGTCGCCAGGAAGTTGTAGCCAGTGCGGCCATCCTTGCCCGGGACCTGCGGACTGTCGGCTGTCCAGCGCGGGTCATTCTGCACGAGGTTGTCGAAGACCACAGTGGCCACCGTGAAGGTGCCACTGCCGCTCGTCAGACCGTTGGTCAGGTCCGTCAGGACATAGCTAATGGAGGCAA